ACTATGATGCGTGGCTTGAGGGCATATCAGATTTCCATACGGCTCTTGATGATGCGTGGTCTAGGATGTTTGTCATGCATCTAGGTACGGCATTGCCGGACAAAAAGGTAAGAGAAAAGTTTCGACAGTTTATAACTGACTGGTGCATGGAGACAACTGGTAGACTTAGTGCTACAGAGAATGATATGATAGAAGTATTCCCTGAGTTTTTGGAGACTCTTGTAGATGATAATAAATGATATATTAGAACTTAAAGATACTCTACTGAACCCTAAAAGATCAGATGAGTTTGTAGTACCATTCTATTTATTAGGGTGGCGCTACTGTTCTGTTAAGATAGGAAGTAAAAACTGTACTGTTCAACCTATTACTGGTGGTAAGCCTACAAAGTATACACCCAGAAGAATCAAGGAGGAATTATGTAATACATATTGGTATGCAGCTAAGTGCCATGCTTCTAGAGATGGTAAAAGAAAGAAAGGTTGGGAATCTGCATACGCTTGACTGACCTTAAAGCTCGTGATAAAATACAAAGACTTAATATAAAGGAGTAATCATATGCCTGTAGTATCTGGTGTTGCATATTGGGCAAGCATCACGCAACCTAATACAACCTATGAACCTAAGTATACTATTAACTTAGTCCTCGATGAGGACACTGCTGATAGGTTTAGGTCAGAAGGATATACGGTAGTAGATAAAGATGAAGGACCTTCGATTGTCATTAAGAGAAAGGTTCATGGCCCTAATGGAATGATCAGGTCTGCGCCTGATCTTATGGACCGAAACAAGAATCCTTTAGACTGTCAAATCGGTAATGGCTCCAAGGTTAATGTGCAGTACAAGCCTTGGGAAATTACTCGACAAGGTAAAGTCTATAAAGGTTTGGACTTACAGAAGGTCCAAGTAGTAGACTTAGTTCCTTATGGGAATGTAGATGAATTTGATGTTATTGATGATGAGGAGGAAGCACTGTGAGTTGGACATACAAGACTGATACGGGTCTTTATGATGTTACAAAATTGAATGATGAATCTAAGATTGCATTCCAATATCTAGCTGAAGTTGAAAGTGAGCTTCAAGTTATTGGCAAGCGAGCAGATGTGCTACGAGCCGCAGCTTCTGTGTTTCATAAAACTATTCAAGATAATTTAACTGACGAGGCCATCGTGCCAGAAGAGGAGGATAACGGGGGCGAATAGCCCCTTATTTTTATATGACATTCGTAAAAGTTCATTTACCTTGCCCTAATTGTGGAGGCCACGATCCTGTATCAGTTAACGATGACGGGTCTGCGTGGTGCTTTAGCTGTCAAACTAGATTTAAAAATTACGAGAGTGCTATGAAAGGTGAAACAGTAAGCGACTTTAAAACTTACAAGAATAATTCTATGAATGAAATCGAAGGAGAGTTCATACGACTAGACGATAGATCAATATCTTTAGAGACTGCTAAGAAGTACGGAGTAAAGGCATTATCTAGAAACGGTGAGATTGTAAAGCACTACTACCCATACTACAATGCCAATGAAATATCAGGATATAAAGTTAGAGAAGCGGGTAAGATCTTTAGTTGGAAGGGGTCCTCTCACGACTCAGGACTTTTTGGACAACAGGCTTTTCAAGAAGGAGGTAAATACATAACAATTACTGAGGGTGAGTGCGATGCTATGGCTGCATACGAACTCATGGGGTCTCGTTGGCCTGCGATCTCAGTAAAGAATGGTGCTGGAGGCGCAGTAAAAGATATTCAAAAGAACATAGAGTTTATAGAAAAGTTTGAAACAGTTGTTATATGTTTTGATAATGACAAGCCGGGTAAGGACGCGGCAAGAAAGGTAGCTAAACTATTAACGCCCGGTAAAGCTAAGATCATGCAGCTTCCTGAGGAGTACAAAGACCCTAATGATATGTTGCGTAAGGGGCAACACCAAAACTTTACAACTTGCTGGTGGGCAGCAAGGGTCTATACACCTTCTGGTGTTTTAAATCTTTCTGATAATATTGGTAAACTTTTATCTAGAGAAAATAAAGTTTACGTCCCTTATCCTTGGGCTGGGCTTAACGAAAAACTCTACGGTATAAGGCAAGGTGAGCTTGTAACCATCACTGGTGGGACAGGTCTGGGTAAGTCTAGTATAACAAGAGAACTAGAACACTGGTTTCTAAATCAGACAGAGGATAACGTAGGTGTCATTGCGCTTGAAGAGGATTGGAAAAGAACAGCAGATGGTATTCTTTCTATTGAAGCAAATCAAAGACTATACATAGATCAAATAAGAGAAGACTATGGTGAGGAACAATACACTGAGTTAGTCAACAAAGTATTCGGAGGTAAGAATAAAGATCGCCTTTGGATTCACGCGCACTTTGGTGCTAATGATTTTGAAGATATTATTTCTAAGATTCGCTATATGATTATAGGCTGCGGGTGTAAGTGGATTATTGTAGATCACTTACATATGCTTGTATTATCTGCTACCTTCGGGGATGAGCGTACAACTATCGACAATATCATGGGCCGACTCAGAACACTGACAGAAGAAACAGGTGTAGGCCTAATACTTGTCTCGCATCTTAGAAGGATTGAGGGTAATAAGGGACACGAGCAGGGTGTTGTTGTAGGGCTATCACATCTCAGAGGCTCTGCAAGTATCGGCCAGATATCAGACTGCGTGATTGCACTAGAAAGAAACCAACAGTCAGAAGATCCTATAGAATCTCAGACAACTCACTTGCGTATTCTTAAATCAAGGTACACTGGAGATGTTGGTATGGCTTCTCATTTGTTGTATGATAAAGAAACAGGAAGGCTCAAGGAAATATTTCTTGAGGATTTAGATGACGAATTAGAGGAGGCTGATATTTGAAATCATTAGTCTTTGATATTGAGACAGATGATTTAGATGCACAAAAGATTTGGTGTATCTCTACCATCGATGTCGATACTGAAAAGCAAGTTTCCTTTGGTCCTTCAGAATTATCTGAGGGACTAGAGGTTCTCAGAACTGCTGATAAACTTATAGGCCACAACATCCTTGGCTTTGATATCCCAGTCATAAATAAATTAACTGGTATAGATTTATCCGATAAACAGATAGTAGATACGCTAGTTCTTTCTAGGTTATTTAATCCTGTGCGTGAGGGTAATCATGGCCTAGAAAGGTGGGGCTATGCACTAGGTTCTCCTAAGATTGAGTTCGACAAATACGATGAGTATACTGAAGAGATGCTTAAGTATTGCGAGCAAGATGTATTCTTAAATTATAAAGTATACAACGCGCTACGTCAGGAGTCTAAAGGTTTCTCTAGAGATAGTGTTATTCTTGAGCATACAGTAGCTAGGATTTTATCAGAGCAGAGAGACTATGGGTTTCTTTTAGATGTTGAAGCATCCAGTAAATTACTTAGTATTCTAAATACTAGAATGGATGAGATCATGAAAGAAATTCAAGTTGTTTTTAAACCTAAGAAAGAGACGAAAAAAATCTTTAGACGATATAGTCCTACGGGGAATATATTAAAGACAGGCAAAGATAACTTTGGTAAGAACGTTAGGTTGACTGCCGCTGAATACGAAGAGATTAAAAGAAATAAAGTTATTACCCGCACCTACACCAGAGAATTTAATCCGGGGTCTAGGCAACAGATAGGAGAATATCTTCAGGATTTTGGATGGAAACCGCAGGAGTTTACGCCAACAGGACAAGCCAAGATAGACGAAAAAATATTATCAGAGATCAAAGATATTAAAGAGGCTGAAGTTATTGCTGAGTATCTTATGATTCAAAAGAGGGTTGCCCAGATTAACTCGTGGCTTGACGAACTCAATGAAGAAACCGGAAGAGTCCACGGCTTTGTTAACCATAACGGTACTATAACAGGACGTATGACACACCGAAGTCCTAATATGGCTCAGATACCTAGTGTCTCTTCCTCGTATGGAAAAGAATGCAGGGCTTGCTGGATTGTGCCTAAGGGATATAAACTTGTAGGTATAGACGCCAGCGGTCTTGAGCTTCGTATGCTTGCACATTACATGAATGACGAGGACTATACTAATGAAATCCTTAATGGAGATATACACACCACTAATCAAAAACTTGCTGGACTTGAATCAAGAAATCAGGCAAAGACTTTCATCTATGCCCTACTCTACGGAGCAGGAGATGCTAAGCTTGGAACTGTGGCTGGAGGAGGTAGAAACGCTGGCAGGAACCTTAGAAAATCATTTGTTAGTAATCTCCCATCATTTGCACATCTTAAAAATCGCATTGGAAGAGCAGCCTCGAAAGGATATCTTAAAGCATTAGACGGTAGAAAACTATTTGTACGTAGCGAACATAGCGCATTGAACACATTACTCCAGGGTGCTGGAGCTATTGTAATGAAGAAAGCTCTTGTGTTATTATATGACAAGATGAAAGACCTTGATGCACACTTTGTTGCTAACGTCCACGATGAGTGGCAGATAGAAGTACGAGAAGACCAAGCCGACTTGGTAGGTAAGATGGGAGTTGAGGCTATACGAGAGGCTGGTGAAGCTTTGAATCTTAAGTGTCCTCTTGATGGAGAATACAAGATAGGAGACAACTGGAGTGAGACACATTAGGGAACAGAAAAAAAAATATATAGAAAAATATAAGTTGGACAAAGGCTGTTCTGAATGTGGCTACAATGAAACACCAGAAGCTTTAGATCTAGATCATTTAGATAGAACGAAGAAAAAGTTTAAGCTTTCAAAAGCATTTAAATATAGCTGGAAAGCTATAGAAGAAGAGCTATCTAAGTGTGTTGTTCTTTGTGCTATATGCCATAGAAAAAAAACACATAGAGAAAAAGAGTATTTTAATTTTAATCAAGTAAAGACAGAAAAAAATGAAAGTAAACAATTAGATTTTTTTGAGGGCTTTTAAAATGAAACACGAGCCTAATAGACTGGGCGACATGGCAGAACACTATGCTATCACATGGCTGTGGGACAAAGGCTACCATGTGTTTAAGAACTGCGGCTGTACAGGACCTGCTGATATAGTTGCTATCTCGCCTAGTGGAGAAACATTATTGATTGATGTCAAATCATACAAGGACGGAAGGTTATCTTCTAAAACCCCAGACCAGCGAAAGCTTGGCGTACAATACTTACACTATAACTCAGAGACTAGAAAATGTCGATTCGTAAAACACAGGAAATAGTAGAAGATATATACTCTAAAATAGATGAGCTTAATGATGGACCAATAGAAATATCTGAAGAACTCATAGAGGACTTTGGAGAAGCTATGAAATCTGCTATAAGATCTTGGTCTGTACCTCAAGGTCGTGAAGGTTTCTCTTTGAGAATGTCTAACATAGGAAGACCTATGCGCCAGCTTTGGTTTGAAAAGAAAGCTGCTGCTAAAGACAACAAACTACCAGCCTCTCTGTTTATTAAATTTTTATACGGGCATCTTCTAGAAGAGCTTGTTCTTTTACTGGTTAAAATGTCGGGGCATGAAGTAACAGATGAGCAGAAAGAGATTGAAGTCTGCGGAATCAAAGGCCACATGGACTGTAAGATAGATGGTGAGGTCGTTGATGTTAAGTCTGCATCGGGCTTTTCCTTTAGTAAGTTTAGTAAAGGGCTTCTAACAGAAGACGATCCTTTCGGTTATCTATCTCAGCTTGCGGCTTATGAACATGCAGAGGGAACAAACAACGGCGGCTTTCTTGTTATCAACAAAGAGACAGGAGAGCTTTGTTTTTATCAGCCCGAAGAGCTAGATAAGCCCAATGTAAAGCAAAGAATAAAAGATTTAAAACATAAGTTAGATCTTGTAAATCCTCCTGACTTTTGTTATCCTCAGATACCAGAAGGTAAATCAGGTAACATGCGTATAGCTAAGAACTGTACGTATTGTCCCCATAAGTTTGAATGTTATAAAGATTCAAATGATGGAAAGGGTTTAAGAGCCTTTAAATATTCTAAAGGCCTCATGTATTTCACTGAAGTTAAAAAGAAACCTAAGGTAGATGAGTTATATGAATGGGAAGAAAGCAACCAGAATACATAAACAAGCCCTTCTTATTTATAGGGATTGGATGGTCTCTATGTTGCCCGAAGAAGAGGTGGCTAAGATAAAGAAACCAGAAAACAATCATCCTGTATACGACACTAAAGGAACAGCAAGGTCTATACCGTATTCCTACAGGGGCGCTAAAAGATT